TCACCCTGTCGTGAGTCGCCCTATCGCCTCGTAGTGGTGTAGGCGTCCACGCACAAGGTGTTTCTCGATGGCGCCGTCAACGTCGAACTGTTGGCCGTGCCAGGTGATGCGCATGGTGGCGTCGGCGGGGTTGAAGTCGGCGGAGCGCGACATGACCATCTGGTAGCGCTGGACCACGGTGTCGCGGCCTGCACCGAGTTTTTCGTCGGTGCCCAGCGGCCAGACTTCGGCGGCGACGGTCTGCTGCACATGGTCGATGATGTCGTTGCCGAAGTCATCCTCACCGACGACGACCGACGTTTCGAGGGTCACCTTGTCGTGGAAGATCATTGCGCCCTCTTGCGGTAGCGGTTCAACACGAACAGTTCGGCCAACGTCCAGCCGGTGAATCCGCCGTTGACCGCTACCGAGCCGGTGGTGGTGGCGATCTGTTCGGGGTTGGCGACGAGTCGTGCGGTCGCGGTAGTGATGACTGCGGCGATGTCGTCGGCGGGGTCGGGGGTGAATCCGTTTCCTCGGGTGTAGGCGCGGGCCATCGCGGTCACGATGGTGACGTGCTGCCCGGCCAGGGCGACGAGTGTGGTGTCGTCGCCCTGGCCGAGGAATGCAGCTACGTCCGCGCCGTCTGGCGCAGACATCACGCCGCCGTGAGGATGGTGACGGCCTTGGGCTGCAACAGCGCGAGGTCGTAGCGGGTGACGACGCGCAGAGCCACTTCATCGGTGTCGAAGTAGCGGGAGCTATCGACGGTGATCGACGGCGCCATGTCGCGGGCCACGGCCACCAAGCTCATGTCCACGAGCGCAGCCTTGCCGGTCGGGATTTGCGCGGTCACGGTGACCGGCACACCGAACAACACTTCCTGGCCGGTGGCGGTCAGGTCGGGCTGCAAGATGTACTTGCCGCTGGTGTCTTTGATCTTGCGGATCGCCAGGTAGTCGGCGGGCGAGAGGAACCAGCGGTTGGGCTTGACCTCGTTGGCGCGGGCAATGCCGATGCCGTCGAGCAGGCTGTCGGTCTTGGTCGCGTCTAGGACGCCGGTTGCCACGCCAGGCTGATTGAGCAGACCCCGGATGGTGTTGGAGTTGCCGTTGCCGGTGAACAGGGCAACATCGAGTGCCTTGGCGGTGTCGGTGGCGAGTCGCGCCTTGAGGATCGCGTCAAGAGACTGCGCCGACGAGCGCAAGACTTCGGAGGTCACACGCGAGATCACCTTGAGGGACTTGAGGGTCGAGGGCAGCATGGAAACTTCGTCGAGTCCGACCGAGCTCTCGGGGATCTGTGCGCCTTCACCGACGAAGCCGACTGTCAGGCCGGATGCAATGCGCGGGATGCGGATCGGTCCGTTGGTGTCGATGATCTTCGGACCCGAGGCGAGGAACACACTCTCGCTCTCGAGGGGCTGCACCAGCAGGGATTGGATCTCCGTCTGTTGCAGGGTGGGAAAGGTTGCGGTGGTCTGTGTTGCCACGATGGTCTCCTGAAGAGAGTTGAAGGGAGTGGTCACCTTCGCCACCAGGACGAGACAAGGGGCCGGATTCCAGATCCGACCCCTTGAGTGTCCCACATTGTGAGACGGATGGTTAGTTGCCTCGGAGAATGTTCAGCAGGTTCACGCCGTCGCTGGGCTTGCTCGCCCCCTGCCCGATGTCCCCGGCGATCCGGCGTGCTGCCAGATGTGGTTTCGCGGTGAGCAATTCGTCGATGGCCGCTGTCAGACTGTCGGCGTCGTCAAGATGGTCCTCGTCGAACGGCAGGTCGGTCGGGTCAGCGAGCTTGCCGGTCTGCTCGACCAGGGCCGTGTGCAGTCGGTGAGCGAGATTGTCGGCGCGCTGGGCACGCTGACGGTATCTGCCGTTCTCCTGCCGCAGTTTCTCCACGTAGGCGCGGTCGAACGTGTCGGGTTCGCTTTCAGATTCCGAATCCGAATCGGTGGCCGCGTCGAGGCTGTCCGGCTCCTGGACATCCTGGTCATCTGTGGTCACGTCGACCACGGTTCCCTCGTCGGTCACCGTATCCCCTTGGCTCGTGCTGTCTTCCATGTCTCTCGAATCCCTTCTGCGATAACAGGTTTCGGGGTGCAGGTGCATCCCTTGTGATGTTGGAACGGGTGTTCTGCGGGCCAGACGCGGCCTTCACGCCACCACCAGGTGCAGAGTTGGCAGGCATTGGCTGACTTCTGCCGTACCCACCCTTTCGTTTTGCCTGACCGAATCATGTTGTCGGAATAGGCGTTTGCGGCTGCTTCCAATGGTTCAGCCCGTGCCAGACGCGCCACGATCGCTGCCGGTACAGGGGAAGCATCAGCGACCTCGAGGACCGTGGTCGCGGCCTTGGCCAGCCGGTCGAGATCATCGGGTGCAGTAACTCCGGTGACCGGAGCAGCTTCACCGAGTTGCGTCATCATCTCGGCGGCGAACGCCAGGTCTGCGAGCGCGAACGCTTGCCCGTTGCTGACCGCGATAGCCGACGCGATGTACTGCACACATTCGTCACGTGACAAGGCACCAGACAGAAACGCCCGATAGGCGGCGAGGACTTGACGCTCGGATGCTTCGGAGAGCCGTATCAGGCTGTCCCGGTAGGTCACGACACCAACTTTCCGAGATCGACGGCCATGCTGTTGAGGCTGTCACCGCGTCGTGCAGCGGCAATCTCGGTGACCTCGGTATCGGAGTAGCCCAACCGCTTGAGCGCGTACGACGCCGGGAGTAGACCGGCCTGGTAGAGCTTGACCACGGCGTCGGCCTCCTGGGCGATGGAGCGGGTCGCGGCGTCAGCCCACGTCACTCGAACGTCGACGCGTTGCGGGTCGGCACCATCCCGAACGGCGACCATCAGCCGCGCCACGTCTTCCCAGGCTCGACCGAACGAGGCTTGGCGCGCTTCGGCGCGAGCAGTCAGGCTGGCCTCAGCAGCACGCAACGCATCAGCAGATGCCGGGGTGTCTGACAACTGCCCGACGTAGTGGGCCGGGAGCGCGGACACGGCCATGATCTGACCGAGCAGCACGTCGACCGCAGTCGAGTAGCCGTCCAATCCTGCGGCCTCCAACTGCCCGAACCTGGTGGAGTCGCTCTCCGAGACCATCGCCCTGTCACCCTCGGGAATCGGATTGACCGCTTCGGTCTCCCCGGTCGGATTGCCGTTGTCGTCGAGAACATCTCGCTCTTCGAGTTCGATGCCGGTGGCCCATCGGCGCGGACGACCCACAAACTCGGAGGTGACCATCAGGTCGGTCAAAACCTTATTCAGACCATCGACCAGGGGCCGTAGGTCGTCGATCTCCGACACACCATCGTCAAGCAGCCGATCCGAGTTTTTCAGCCGCACGACCGGCACCATTCCGAGCGGGTTCGGCAACGTCTCGACCACAGTGAAGCCTGCCGTCGTCGCGCCGGTCTGCTCGGCCCGTAGCCGGATGATTTCGGTCGGCAGGAACACTGTTGCTTCGGTGGTTTTCGCTGTCTCCCAACGCTTTACAGCGGCAGTGATCCGCCGAGTACCAGGGTCGGTGAGGACCGCAACCTGCTTGGCACTCTCGACGGTCACCTTCGGACGCCCGAACTGATCAGCCCAGACGATGACGTAGCTCGATCCGAGTAACAAGGCTTCCCGGTGAGCGATCCCGGAGTCCTGGTCGAGATCGTTACGCAACCAATCCGGCCACACGTCGGCCCCGGTGAAGCCGGTAACCCGCAGGCGCTCAGCGAGACTCGTGACGGCCAGCCGAGGCAGGTTCGTTGCCAGCCGTCCGAACCTGTCACCGAGCGCTCGACGAGACTCGGGCGACAAGTACGCGAGCGGTTGTCTGCCGGCGTAGTAGCGGTCCAGATCGGCGTACTTGGCGGCGGGTTCGTCGATCCTCTGCAACAGGGTAGTGAGTAGATCGTCGTTCATTTCTTCTCCTTCGATTAGGCGAATGATCTTGTCTTGCTTCGTTTTTTGTGGGTTGCGCGCCAGGTAGTGCGCGAATGGGCCATGACGACCGTGACCGCCAGGTCGATACGTCGGCGTGACCCCCGCTTCTCCTTCGCCAGCCGAACACCGCGCGGGTCTTCGGTGACAACAGCATTGGCGATGTGGCGGGCAAGTCGGGGATCTCCCGAATGCGTTAACTCCCCATTGATCGCCGCCTGATAGGTGTCAGTCGTCGCTGGCGTCAGTCGCGCGGGGGTCTGGTTGAACTCGACCATCGGTAAGCCCTCGTCAGCGAGCAACTGGATCGAGCGAGACCAGCGAAATGGATCGCAGACGACCTCAACAACCCGCCATCTCTTCGTGGCGTCCCTGATGGCTTGCTCGACTTCGAGGATCGGCACCCGGTAGCCGTCATCACCGTCTGGCGGCTCCCACAGCCCCACCACATCGAAATGCGGCTGCGCGGAAACCGTGGCGACCGTCAACGCCGTCGCATCACCGTTGAAGCTGCCATCAAGAGACAGCACGACTGTCGAGCCGTCCGGCACCCCCTCGCCAGTCGACAGCCGATCCCACACGCCCGGAGGCAGGAACGAGGCATCATCGTGCTCCACCCACTCAGCAAGGCGGGCACGACGAAACTCCGACTCCCGCGTGCGGGGAGGCAACGCAGCGCGAAGATGGTCACGGCTCACCAGATCATCAAGGCCAGGATTCGCAGCCAGCCAGCAGCACTCGCAGTCCACCGGATGCGTAATGTCGCCAGAGAACTCGACCAGCCGAAAATCCGGGTCGTCAGCCCGCGCTCGCCCATCGAGAACAAGATCGAGCATCGGAGAGGCATCACGCCACGATGGCGGCGACGGCGTGCCGATCATCAACATCTGAGACTCCTCCCGCTTACCGGTCGAGTGCAGCAGCGATTCGTAGGCGTCCTTGCGGACGAAGCCGATCTCGTCAGCGATAGCGAGGGACGCGTCCTCGCCCTCGATGCGATGCGATTCGCCAGGGAGAGCAACCATCGTGGAATCGGAGCGCTCGACAACAATCCGATCCCGATACACACGGCACCGAGACGCAAGATCCTCGTTCAACTCGACCATCCTCGCTGCCGTCGCCAACATACGAAGCGACGACCGCTCATCCTGGGCGACCACGACAGCGCGGGCACCCTCAATACCTGACGCGAACACATGATTGAGAGCTAGCGCCGCAGTCAGCGTCGACTTACCGCTACCTCGCGGCACGACCCACAACGCCATCTTCGGGCGGTCATCGAGCAGCGTCCCGACGAGATCCCGCTGCCAATCACGAACTCGGAGCTTCGCCCGCGCGCCCCTACCCTTCGGCGTCGTGACGAACTTGTCGCAGAACCGAACGAACCGCTCCGACGGCACCAGCGATCGAGGACGAAACGGCAGTTCAGAGGTGTCAGCAGCCGCCTTCGGGCCAGCCTTCACAGGTACCCCCTAGGGGTGTGTAATGCACTCGATGCCTTGCCCTCGGGTTTCGGTCCGCTTACGGTTACCCTATCCCCCCTGGTCAGAGGCTTGGTCGTGCCTCTCGCTGCACCTCTGGTCCGGTTACAGGGTCCGCATACGACGTCGATGTCTCGGAGGCGGATCGGCTTGCCGGCGTTGTGTCGTCGCCAGGCTTCGGGGCTGTGGTCGGCTTGGAGGTCGGTGGTCGATCCGCAGTCGGTGCAGAACGGTTGGAGCTTGCGGGCTTTCGCGGACAGGCGTCGCCATCGGGAGTTGTAGCCGCGCTGGTGGGCGGTCTGGTGGTGTGCGTCGAGTCGGTGGTCGGGGCACCGGGACTGGTCGCTGGGTTTGCCGCAGGTGAGACATGGTTTAGCCGGCATTGTTGTCTCGCATTTCGTCGCGTTCGGCGTAAAAGCTGTCGAGGGCTTCGTTGAGCGCCAAGAGCTCGTCGGCGGTGAGGTCGCGGAGTTGGTGGCTGAGCATCATGATCCGCTTGACTGTGCGCCCTCGGACGCGGCGTTCTTCGGTCTTGCTGAGAGGGCGGGCGTGGTCGGGCATGTCATTCGGTGTCATCGTGGGCTCCTTCGATGGTGTCGGTGATGGCGTGGTGTGCGTACCAGAGCGGTGAGAACCAGGTGGTGGTGCGGGGTCGGGGCATCAGTCACCGGCCTCGGTCAGTCGGGCTTGGCGTAGGAACTCTGCTCGGTCCCACACTCGGCCTCGTCGGTCTGCTCGTGCCTTGAGTCGTTCGAGCCATTCGTTGTATGCGGTGAGCACGTCAATCTCGAGGCGCTGCCACGCGAATAGTTCTGTGCAGATTGATTGGTCCCAGAACGGGTAGCGGGGTAGCTCGAGGATGCTGTCGCGTGCAGACTGGTCGAGCACGTCGCGTTCCTCCTGTGGAAGCTCGAACCAGAACGCGAACCGGGGATCGTCTTCTCGGCGCATCATGCGGCCAAGTCCTCTCGGGTCAGATGGCGTCGGACAAAGGTGGCCCACTGCGTGTAGGGCAGCCACGTCTTGTCCATGAGGTGCGCGGTCCAGCTCAGGAGTTTCGCGTGGCTGTTGGCCCGACTGACGTCGAACCAGTAGTCGTCACGAGACGGGTGAGGATCACAGGCTTGGTGGTGCGCTTCCCATGGGGTGCGGAGTTCGTAGTCGGGGATCTCGGCTGCGGAGATGTACGTGCCCTTGAGTTCGGCGAGCTTCCGGTCTGCTTGGTGGTGCTGTTTCTCAACTCGCCAGGCGTCGTGCTTGTCGACGTGGATGTAGCCGGTGCCCGGTTTGATGGGCTGTTTGCACTGGTCGCAGGTGATTTTGACTGTTGTCATGGTGGTTTCCTTTCGGGGGACGGGGCTGACGGTCGTCAGGGATTGTCAGGGCTGTTTGTGCTGGTCACGGACCTGACGATGGGCTGACGGTCGTCAGGGGGGTGTCCTCCTGACGTGGCGTCCGTTGGGTAGGTCGGCGACCTGGATTTCACCGGCCTCGGCGAGCAATTGGATGGCAGGCTCGAAGTGTTCCCGGAGGCGCTGAGTTATCCCGCTGCGAAGTTCGGATGCCGCGACAGGCTCGTCGCCGAGGCGTCCGAGCACCTTGTCGGCGACGTGGCGGACTTCCGCGTCCGAGGTGAGGATGACGCGCAGCGCATTGGTGTGGGCGGTGTCGGCGACGGCCCGTTTACGCTCGCGTTCGATGGCTGCGGTGATGGCGTCGCGCGTGCGGTCGGAAACGTCCATGACGTAGCCAGCGAGCCGCCAGTCCTCGTCGTCGATCTCCTTCCGTTTGTCGATGACTGCCAGGGCCGCAGATACCTTGATCCGGGTGAGGTAGCGGTGACCGTCGAGTGGGTTGACGGTCGAGTCGCCGCGTAGGACACGGCGTCGATGTGACCGAACCTCGGTCCAGATATGACGCGGTACGTGAATCGTCCTGGCGGGCCAGCGGTAGTCGGCGGGTTCAAGTGGCGCGATGTCAGCGGGTGGAATGTCAGGTGCATCAGGGTCAATAACGGGTAGCCACACAAACCGCTGCGGTGTGCCTCCTCCTGCGTCGTCAATGAGGGTTCCGGCCCGTTCGGGCTGGATGCCCACCGACAGGCAGGCCCGGTAGGTGTGTGGCTGCACGACGCGGCGATGTTCCTTGCTGGCGTTCTGCGCGCCCAGGGTTTCTCCCATGGCGAGTTTGCGTAGTTCCGGGTAAAGCGTTGCGCCACTACGCCCGCCGAGGACGTTGAGCGTGTCAACTTCACTGGCTGTGAAGATGACACTCTCTGGCGTGTTCGCCGCTGCCTCTTGATCGTTCGGGTCGCGGTAGAAGGTGGCCGCGAGTCCTTCACCGGTTCCGATAGGGAGTTCGCTAACGGTGGTGGGCCAGCAGCGTCGTGCTGCGGCGTCGCTGGTGCCCTTGCCGTGGCCGGAGCGTCCGACGAATCCGACGAACAGATTCAAGCTGGCTTGCCCGCCGACGATGGCTGGGATGGTGACCGATGGCGGTATATCGGCGATGGCGCGAAGCATCACGCCGCCGAGTAGCGCCCAGGGGCCGACGAGGCACATTCGGGCGTATTCCCGTATGCGCGTGAGGGATTCGCGGGACTTCCAGAAATCGTCGTCGGTGCTGATCTCGCGGGCGAGGATCTCCAGGGCGGTGGGCGATAAGTGTTGTTTCATCGGTGGCGGCTCCCTGGTCCGATGCGGGGCGGTGTCAGCTTGCCGAGACGTGTGCAGGTCCAGTTGTTGTGGCCGTGCTCGTCAGGTTTGTAGCAACCGCAGGATGGGGGCTTTGGTGGCTCCCACCGTTGAGGCGGAAGGCATCGGTGCGCGAGAGGATCTCGAATCCACGCGTTGCAACCGCTGCACTGGATCGGTTCGAGTCGTGCCGCGTATCTGGCGCGGCGTCGGTGTGCTGCGATAGAGTCGCGGTAGGTCCACGCCTTGACCTTCTGAGCGGCCTCGTCACCAGCGGGGCCGTTCTCTTTTTGGTTGGTCATCTACGCGCTCTCCTTCTCGGCCTGCTCGAGCCACGCCTGAACATCGGTTGCCGCGTAAAGCACACGCCTGCCAACCTTGAAGGATTTGGGGCCTTTGCCGATGTGTCTCCAGTACCGGACCGTCTCGGGCGAGGTCCGCACGAGTTCCGCCACTTCGGCGGTAGTCATGTAGGTCACTCCTGTTTCCTTCCGTAGGTGGGTGTGACTCGTTTAGGAAACATTGCCAACGGTGACCAAAGCAAGTACCGTTATTCTCGTTTAGGAAACCGCAGTTCAGGAGATGTGATGCCCAGACCGAAACCGCAGCGCGCCATTGGCGGCGAGGAGAACCTTGCGCGTCGGATACGTCGAGAATTGACGGCGCGAGCGTGGACCCCCGCCGAACTTGCCCATCGGATGACAGATGCCGGATGCCGAATTGGAACATCCTCGGTCTACAAGATCTTGGACACCGAGAAACCTCGGACCATATCCGTCGACGAGTTCATCTCTCTTGCAAGTGTTTTCGACACAACAACGGATGAGTTACTGACTCCGGTCGAGGCACTAGAGCAGCGTGAAGTTCAGGAACTCTTAAAGGATCTCGATGCCGGAGAACGGCAGATGCTTGACGGCGTTATGCGGTACTTCGAGGCGACATTCAAGCTGCTGCAACTAGCAGGTGATGAGCCAGAGCTCTACGCGTACGTCAAGAATCACCACTGGCGGCGCGCGCCCAGTGATTCGGGTGCGACTCCGCTGCTTCATGTGGTCACCGATGACGGTGAGCGGGTTGACGTCGATGACAGCGCCTTACGTGAGGGTGTGGCGGGTTTGTACGCGGCGATCGTTGAGCAGGCTGGTCGCGCCGTGCTGGCAGGTGACGGTGATGAGGCGTAATCGCAGAGCTGGTGTCGAGGATCGTTGGCGGAAAGCTGACGGTTCACCGAGTGCGGCCGATGGCAAGGGGAAGCGTTGGCGCGCAAGGTATGTCGACGATGCGGGCCGGGAACACGCGCAGGGATTTGTGCGCAAGGTTGACGCGCAACGATGGCTGGACGAGGTGACCTCGACATTCGTCACGGGCAGTTACGTTGATCCTGGTGCAGGACAGGTCACGGTCGGGCAGGTCTACGCCTCATGGTCAGCAGCTCAGTCCCACATATCGCCGAAGACGGCAGCGACGCGGCGCAGCGTATGGGATAGCCGAGTCCGTCCGCAGTGGGCTGACGCCCCGGCCGGGTCGGTGCAAACGTCAGCGGTGCGGGCGTGGGTGGCTCGGTTGGCTGCCGAGGAGGTCGGGGTGCCGACCATCGAGAACGCGTTCGGGTTGTTGCGCCAGGTGCTCGGCGCGGCTGTCGAGGATCGCCGTATTCCGCGCAACCCCTGCGATGGGGTAAAGCTGCCCAAGCGCCAGCACGCGGACCGGGCCTACCTGTCGCACGAGCAGGTGCAGGCGCTGGCAGGCGCTGTCGAGCGCAATCCCGAAGTGGTGCGGTTCCTGGCCTACACCGGCCTGCGGTGGGGTGAGATGGCCGCATTGCGGGTGCAGGATTTCGACATGCTGCGTCGTCGGGTGAACGTGTCGCGGTCGGTCACCGAGTCCGGTGGTCTGGTGTGGTCCACGCCGAAGACGCACGAGCGGCGGTCGGTGCCGTTCCCTGCTGTTCTAGCCGACGAGCTGGCTGCGCTCATGGCGGGTAAGGGTCGCGACGAATTGGTGTTCGTGGACTTGCGTGGCGGGGTGTTGCGCAACTCGAACTGGCGCGCTCGGGTGTTCGAGCCCGCGGTGCGGGGGTTGCAGGATTGCGGCGAGTTCCCTGACCTGACGCCGCATGACTTGCGGCATACGGCGGCGTCGCTCGCGATCAGCGCGGGCGCGAATGTGAAGGCGGTTCAGCGGATGCTCGGGCACGCGAAGGCGTCGATGACGTTGGACACGTATGCAGATTTGTTCGACACCGATTTGGACGGAGTTGCGGACGCGTTGGATGCGGCGATCCGTTCTACTGCGGACGCACTGCGGACGGACTCGGGCAAGAAAAAACCCGCAAGCCTCTGA